ACGTAGGGCGCGTTCCATCTCTGGAGCACCCTTTTCGTTCTGTGTAACTGTTTCCTGCGCCAAAGCAGCCGGTGCCGGTACCTCTGATAACGGCATACCCGCTTGCGCAGCTTGCATTTGCATAGCTGGGTCGGGTTGGTCTGTCTTTAACGCCTCCTTAATCTGTTGTGTCAGAGGAGACGGGCGCAGGAAGAAGTTGAAGTCCCCTCCAGTGGGGAACTGAATGTCTTTCATCCGAGCGATAGCTATATTCGTCTTCGGACGTGTAATGTTTACTGAGATTGGGTCGTTGCTGTTGCCTGTAGCTGACAAAGCCTTTTCAATCTTAGTTAAATCGTCTTGGTCGTAGTGCCCTTCGTACTGGCGGATTGCTCCAATCCACTCACGCTCCTTTTCGTCGCGCTGGGCTTTATACGAGCTGTACTTTTTCTCTAGAGAACGCCCCATGCCACCAAGTAAGGTGTCTAAATGCAGAGATTCCTTAGTTGTAAGCTCTTCATTCTTAAGATGCTGCTGTAATGGCATAGTCTAATCTCTAATTATTGAAGTAGTTGCGGCCTCCGCCGCCCTTTACCTGCTGTGAGGTAACTGGTTTAGCTATCTTGATGCCAGTCATCACTAAATAACGTAACGCATCCATGTAGTGATCGTGTTCTTTTACCACCCTACCGTTCTCGTCGCGTCTATAAATTCTGTATTCATCAAAAAGGTCGCTTAGGTGGGATGCAATCTTCAGTCTTCCGGTGGCTAGCCTGCCACGCACTTGTTCGATACCTGCTTCCCGTGCATTATCAGCCTCAACTACTCGCAGCCCTTCCTTTCTGTACAGTTGGATAAGCTGTTTGCCGTCTGCTTGTCCGCGTCCGTTTGCTGCTGGGTCAATAACCCCCGGAAGAACAAACCCTTTTGGGTAACGTGCCTTAATTGCTGACGCGTGAATCGCTGCTTCTGCCTTCTCCCTTTTGTATCCATCGTATACATACAGTACATCCGTATCTACGTCGTAAGCACCGAACACACACGCTGTAAAGTTCCACCCTACGTCCAACCCGTATGCCCTACGGAACCAAGTAGGTATCTCGAACGGAGAAAACATTACTTCTTTCTCTTGGATCGGGTAGACTGCGCCTGATCCTAGTCCGGGTATACCCTTCGAGCGGCTATCAATAAGATGCGGTGGCGTTGAGTCCAACATCTCAAGCTTCGCTTGATCGTCTAGGTGGGGTACGTCATCCCACCCAGCCATTACTACTGCCTTACTCATCCTCAACCAGCTCTACTTTAATTTTGATATCTCCCCAATATCCAGCCCAGTACCTACAATGTGGGCAGATGCCTTCTTCGTCTGGACGACATGCCCTATCAGACTTGTACTGAGCCTTCTTCAGTGCCTGTATCATACTGTCGAGCTGTTCAAGAGTCTTGATCACTACTTACTTTTCTCTTTCATGGTAGTAATCTTTCGATCTAGTTCTGCAATCTTCGTAAGCAGTGCCCCGTCTTTAGATTTCTTCCACGCTTTTTCTAATTCTGTCTTCTTGGCCTTCATCTCGTCAAGCGTAACCATATCATCGAAGTCTTCTTCGTAGGTATGCATACCGTCGTCGCCCATAGCCTTATCCATTCTGGCTTGGCGGCTTGCAACCTTCTCTTTTAAGTTAGTCATGCTTCTCTGCCTCTCGGTGTGCGTCGTGTAGGAAATCTTGTATGAACTTGGTCATGCCCAACAAGGGGGTGAATGTTACGTACACTATACCATCTGTTGTCATGGTTCTAATCAAGCTCTCGCCGTATACGTCTTGAGGACACTCCTCGTCGAGCCAAATCCAATCTTTCCCTGTTCCTTGGAACGATCTACGTCCTTGATCGTAGGACTTAAACCCTATGATACTCTCTCCGCCGCTTACGTGGCGTACCCTGAACGTATCTATCGCATCTGCGATCCCTGATCTGCGTCGTATGTTCGAGATCAAGTTTCCGGGTATCATCCCACTACCTAAATTACCTGCTGGAAATCCTAGTAGCGTATTCTGCAAGATGTCACGGGTTGTTTGTCCTGTGTCACCTGCTGCCCACCCATCCGTAGGCTCGTCAAATCTCTTTCCCTCCCACCAATGCGGGTATAACCCTGTGGCGTGGCACGCCCCTTCGTATGCACCAGCTAGCGACTTGCCAACTCGGTTGGCCGCCATGAACAGCCTCTCTCTATGCACTGCTCCGTTCATGAAGAAGGCTAGATGCTTTGGGTACTTCTCGTACCTATATGGGCCTTCATCTAGGAACCACTTCTTTAGGTGGCCTCCTTCTTCTTGCCTACGGTGCTGCTCCTTAAGAGCGTCTCGCAGCGTAGCTAATTGACCGACAGTTAAATTGCCTGCCATAACTCCCTCTCCTGTAGGTGGTGGGCCGAAGGGCTAGGAGGGAGGTACCGCGACGAACGGCAAGCCCCCCGGCGCACCATTAAACCGTCGTCTTGCCCCTGCCTTGTTCAAACGCCCTTAATAGCTGAGCAACTTCTCTCGACAACGATGCGTCATCAAGGTTAGACAGGTCTAAATTAGTCATGCTCTGTTCACTCTTCTCAGACCAACCAAAGCGATTCTTCATTTGTATTGTCCACCCGCCAAATTGGAACTTGGGGTTGTGTAAATTAATACGGCCTTGAGTTTCCCACCACGCATGAGATAGTAACCTGCCAGTCTCTACTAGCTCTGCGAAGTCGCACTCAAGCTGTGCGTTGAGTAGCGTATCCCAAGCTCCCTTCGATAGCTTCAAGGTACAAATAACCTCACGGTCAGATGCGCCTTGGCTATACATCTCAAGCAAGGTCTTGCGCCAATTCTCAAAGTTCTTTTCAAGCTTGGCTAGTATTGGTAGTGCGTCTGCCATTAGGGTCTACGCGATATGCCCGGAGGAATCTTATCCCTAGCCGCTGCTCGTGCAGCGTTGATTGCTGCTTGGGCATCCTGCTTGGCTTCTACAGTAGCCGATGACATGATGGCAGCACTTAAATGCTTACCCATCTTATCAAGGAATACTAAAGCTTCGTTTTCGTTGGAAGCTCCGCCACCTACAGTGTTGTTAAACAGTTCCATCAGCTCCTTAGCCTTTGGGTTGTTTACGTTTGCGTCGGATAACGCTTCGAGAATAGCTACTGCTCGTGTCATTGCTGTCATGATGTCTTATCCTTACGCCGAGATCATGTCAACTACGGACTGTGCCATAGCCTTCACGATCTTCCTCTTGTTGCCAGTCCAACTATCAGCAGCAAAGTGGGGCTGTAGATCGTAAACAGTGCCATCGCGTGAGATATTTGCTGATACGTCAGCTGTTCCTTCGTTTGATAGAGCTTCGCCTGAGTCCAACGTAATTACAGTAGCTGTTAAAGAGTCTACTAAATAACTGCCATCATTACTAGCAGAGCCTACAACTACTATTGTATCTCCGGCAGTTACAAACTCTGTAAAGTCACCTACAACAGTAGTAATTGTATCTGGCCCAGCGTCTGCAAACTGAAGATCAGTGTAGTCAACTCCGGCTGCATCGGCAATCGCTTTACGAAGACCGATGAACAAAGACCGAAGGTCTTGCATCTCAGATGCGCTTACCTTACCTGCCAATGTGCGATTAACTACAGAGCGGCTAATCGTAGCAGGGGTTGAGGGGTCGGCTGCAACTTCCGCTAAGCCGAACAGACGGCGGTAGACGATCTTCTGATCCTCTGTCCACTCTTGATTTCTGTTTAAAGGTTTGTAATTAACTGCCATTGTTTTAGTTTCCTATGTATTTAACCAAGCATTTATTGGCTATCTGCTATACCGAGTGATCCGTGCAGGTTGCCAGAGGCATCTGCTACGAATGTAATAACGTCTACTGAGTCTACCGCTGTACTCAGCGTAGGCGCTGTACCGCCTGCCCACTTGAATACCGCGTTCCAAGTAATCGTACGGGAGCCTGTCGTGTCGTCCTGCACTACAAAGAGGATGTAGGTATACCCCGGTACTATGTTGGTTGGGGCTGCCATCGTGCGGTTGCCATCCAATGTAACCGTGAATACATTACCAACTCCCGTATCCCACGCAATCGTTGCTGCGTCGGTAAGCGTTGTAATATCGCTACCTTGAGCTGCTGTGTATGCGTTGCTACTAGCCAATTGTGCAAAGTTTGTGTAGTCAGCTGGGCCTGTGTCTATGCGTCTCCAGAAATTATCTGTAGCTGCGTTGGCTTGTGTGCAATAGTATACATAACTCGTGTCAGCAACCAACTGCCCTTGAGCGCCTACTGTGCCTGCAACACCACCGTCAAGGAAGCCGCCAGTATCTCCTGAGATTGCGACTCCGGTTGCGTCTGTCGATATAGCAAATGCGTTACCAGCTGTGCCCTTAGTTAATGCTGTAATTGTTACTACACCAAGGGAGTTAGTAGCTGTA